TATTGATATTTTTTGTAAAACATTAGTAATTGAAGGTATTAGCATAAACCAGGAAACGATCAATAATATTATTTTAAACATAGGTGTTTAAGCCATTTATAAGCCTATAAATAAAAAACCTGCTTAAAAAGTAGGTTTTTTATCAAACTTTTTTTTTATTTTGCTACATTCTAAATGTAGCATGGATTTAAAACAAACAATAAAATCAATATTTCCTTATTTCAGTAAAAAAGAAAAAATAGAATTAAATGATTATTCCGATGAAGAATTGTTGAATTTTATTAATGTTTTTAACGAAGTAGCTGAACAAAGAGGAATAGAAAGCTTTACAACAGGAAGTGAAATTGAATCCCCAACAGAAGCAGGACAAGGAAGGTCAAGTGTACCAAATGATTTCAATCTTTTTAGTTTTAATGGACAGGTTATACAAACAGATTTTAATCATGAAGTATTAAAGTTAATTGAACAATTTAGTATAGGCAATAGACATTTAGCCTATGCACTAGAAAACATTGTAACATTATCACATACTACCTATTCAATTGATTTTGATAGCAGTGTCAATGATGCTCAAAAAGCAAAAATGATACAGCATTTAAAAAATGTAGCTTCTACCTGGTATCAATTTTCTGATTTGGATGGTTTAGTAAATGACTTTTTCACTCAGCTTGGAACGTATGGAGCTATAAGCTATGAGTTTGTCCCAAAACCAGATTTATCTGGAATTGATAAAATATTTTTAGTTTCTCCAACGGAAATATACTTCCAATATAATGTAGAAAAAGATGAATACGCTCCACTCCAAAGACCAACTAATTATTCAAAATCAATAACTGGTTTAGGTTATGTTCCATTAAATACTCAGACCTATAATTGGTCACCTTTGAGAAGATGGAAAAATCAACCCTATGCAGTACCTCCATTTATATCAGCACTAGAGGATTTAATCCTTGAAAATGATATGCTTAAAAGTTTTAAAATAATGATGAAAAGGGCTGGTATGCTTGGTTTCCTTTCATTGATTTTAGAACGACCAGCAAAAAAGCCTAATGAAACAGATACTTCTTATAACAAAAGATTAAAACAATATCTTGAAACAAATACAAAACAAGCTAATAGAGCTTTTTCAACAGGTGTTTTTGTTGCATTAAAAGATAAAGCAGGAAATGGAGCTGAGATAAAAACTACTGCAAATGATATAGACATGCGAGGTGGTAAGGAAGGTTTAGAGATGGTTAAAAGCTTGATTTATGCTGGGCTAAAACAAGACCCTGCACTGCATGGAGAAAGCTTCACAACAACAGAAGCTTTTGCAAAAGTATTGCTGGAGAAAATGATGAAACAAATTGATAGCAATCAAAAGAAAGTTTCATCTTCTGGACTTGAAGAACTTTTTGTTCACGAGCTGGTGATGGCTGGTTTTAAATTCAATAATTTAACAGTAACTTTTGCACCTCCTTCAATACTAGATGAAAAATTAACTGAGGAAGTTAATGCTATGAAATTAAACACATCAATCACAATGAGAGATCAAGGTTTTATTTCACAAGATGATGCAGCACAAATGAATGGTCTTGAAAAGGCTTATTTAAAAGGACCAGTCAATTCATCGCAACAAAGTAATGCAATACAGGACCAATATTTTATAAATGCGTCACAAGCTTTATTTGAATACATTAACGAAAATAAAACTGAATTTAATTATCATATTCCTAAAGGCTGCAATGACCTTAACAATCTTGAAAACAGTGATTTTGATAATGATTTTTTAACAGACACGAATAATGAGTATATAACAAAGGTTGATGCAAATTATTCAAGGTATTCTAAAAAATCGAACAGTAATATAAAAACATCGTTTAGAAATCTAAGACCTGGAGCTAGTTTAGCAGTAGTTCAAGCAGCCACCAGATTAGCAATGTTAAAAGACTGGAATAATCTTTTTGTTTCAAAAAATAGAAGGTATGTAAATAAATATGTATCTAATATGTATAAACATTTTAGAAAAGATGATTCAATTTTTGAATTAGCAATGTCTAAAACAAGCTCTTTTGAGGACGAAGATTTTGTTGTTCCAAAAGGTGTTTTTGATACTTTTGATTTGCGTACAATTGAATATTTAGAAAATAGTGATGACTTTTATTTAGGTAAATTTATCACTGATGAAGATACAATTAATAGAGTTAATAAATGGATTGCTGAAAAGTTTGAAAAAGGAGAAGTTCCTTTAGGGAAAGATGCTACTGGATTTATTGAATTTGGAAATGATTTTGAAGACACATTGAATTTAGAGGTTTGGAAAATTAGAAGAATTATTGAAACCACAAGTTCAAAAGCTAGAAATTATTCTGCTGTTTCTTATATAAGTCAAGCAGAATTAGCAAAATTTGAAATTGTTGAAGTTGGTGATAAAAGAACTTGTTCCTGGTGTGCAACATTAAATGGAAAGACTTATGAAACAACTGTTGCAATTAATAAAATAAAGAAAATACAAAATTCTGCTCCTGCTGATATTGGTGAAGTAAGCGAATTTGCAACAAATGTTCCAATTAAAGAATTTGAAAAATTAAGTGTAGCCGAACTCCAGGCAAGAGGTTTTGTAATACCTCCTTTCCACCCACATTGTAGAGGTAGAATTGTAGCAGTTATATAAAAAATAATATGAAAGTAAAAAGTTCAAATAAGCTAACATTGTTTAATCAAGCTCCACAAATAACACTTAATCAAAGTGATGTTGATTTAAAAGAGTTTGCGCAATTTGCTAAAAACAGAAAAGATAAAGCATCACTTCAACAAGATGTAAGTATCGAGGTAAAGGAATCAGATTTTATTGAATTTCCTTTTCGTCATATTTCAGCAACTATTGTTGGTGCTGGTGGATGGCAGGCGACAGATTTCAGTAATGAAAAAGTATTAAAAAAAGCAGTACCTTTGCTGAAAGGTAAACCAGCATATCTAAATCATGATATGGATGTAGGCAATGAAGTGGGGTATATTGGTAATACTAAATGGTCAAAAGCTTATATTAATTCTGAAGGCTTTGAAATTCCAGCTGGTATAAATGCTCCTTTTGTCATAGATAGTGTTTTAGAGCCTGCTCTTATTAGAAAAATGAGTGGTCCTAATCCTTATGTCAAAAGTGCTTCAATCACTGTAAAATTTGATTGGGAAGCTTCACACGAATTTAACGATGAATGGGATTTTTACTGGTCTTTAGGCGAAATGCGAGAAGATGAAACTGGTGAAATGTCAATGGTTCGTAGAATCGTAACACAAATAAATGAAATTTACGAAAGTTCATTAGTTTGGTTGGGAGCTGATCCTTATGCTGGCATATTAGATGCGAATGGTGAGGTTAAATTCATAAATAAAGCAGGAATTTCTTTTGCAAAAGCTGATGATTCAAAAATCACAGATGAACAAGTAGAATTATTAAAAAAAGAATATTTCGACAATAATCACTATTTTGTTGATGTAAAAAATGTCGAATCTTTTAATCACAATAGTATGGACAAATTTAAAGAGCTTATTGCTCAAAAATTAGGAAAAAAACCAGAAGAAATCAACCTTGAAATGATTGCTTCAAGTTTTGAAAACTCTAATAAATTAGAAGAACAAACTAAAGCATTTAGCACGCTTACTGATTCTTTTAATACATTGACAGAAAAAAGCACTAATTTAGAAAATAGTATTTCTGAAATGAAAGCTACTAACTCAGAACTTTCTGGAAAAGTAACATCTCTTGAAAGTGATAATTCTATTTTAAAAGAAGAAAAAGTTTCACTTGAAGGAACTTTAGAAAAACTTCAAAAAAGTGTAGGCAGTGTGTTGGATTTGCAAAGAAAAGAAGCAATTAAATTCTATAAATTAAGTATTGGGAATAATAATGCTTCTAACTTAATTATTGAAGAATTAGAAAATGAAACTAACTTAGAAGTTCTTTCTGCTAAAACAGAATCTTATGGAGGTTTGGTTGTCAATTCTTTTGGTGCAACTTGTAATGATTGTAACAGTAAAGAAATTAATTTCCGTTCTTCAAAAGAATCAAAACAGGGAAATGAAGATGATGAAAATTATTCATTTATTGATCCTGTTTTAGCTGCACAAACTGGAAGAAAATATTAAATAAATTTATACCTAATTTTAAAACCTAAATTTAATCATGGGAGATAATACAGGATCAATTCACAAACGTTCGGTCACCATATTTGAACAGATTAGCGAAGGACTAATCGAAGACACTTTTACAGCACCAGCAGCAACAACATTGAAGCAAGGTGAAGCTGTAAAGATTACAGGAGATAATGAAGTAGGACCACTTGTTGCTCCAACTGATTTGCCTATTGGACATGTAATGAACGGAGGACTAGCAGGTGAAGAAGTTGCTGTCGCTGTTAATTATGTATTACGTGTAAAAGGTTATAATAATTCTGGTGGATCAATTCCAGCTGGTTCTTATGTAAGACAAGTTTTGCCACAGGTACAAACAGATGAAAAATATCACTACGCAATCGCTGCTTCTGCTACTGTTGCCACTGGTATAGCTCTTTGTACAAGTGCTGACCAAACGAATATCAAAGTAGGTGTTTTACCTACTGCTATTCTTTTACCTTAATTTTTCCTTTTAAAAAAAATAACATGGATTTTAGTAAATTCGGAACATTACACAAGCACAATATGTCTTTGTCGGCTGGTTCAACTGGTACATTAAAACCAGATGAGGTAAGAAGACATTATGACAAAACATTTAATCATTTTGTTGATTATATGTTAAAAATGAGAACATCATCTTTTAAAAAAGAAAATGGATTTACTGTACCTGGTAGATATATTTCTTTAGAGGAAGGTTTGGCAAATTGTTATGGACTTTCTGCTCCAGCAAATATTCACCCACGATTTAGAAAAGGTTGGGTTCGTGAGAAATTGATGAACCAATTTGGCATGACTGGTCGTACTCACAAAATTTCTGATATGGCAGAGATTCTTTTAGGTACATCTAATTATGGAATCAAAGAAGCCACAGCAGATATGATTAGTTGTACTAAGTACAATGATTTTGAAAGCTTTAGTTCAAATATTTCTGCCACTGGTGGAACTGAACAAGTACCAACCGATTATCGTTTCTTAATTCCAGAATTTATTATGGATGCAATTACGGTAGGCTATGAAAATGATGCCTTATACACAAACTGGACAGCTGTTACAAATACAGTTACTAGTCGTAATGATATTATTTTACCACAAATTCGTCAAGGTGATACAGTGCCTTATGAAGTTGCAGAAGGTGCTGATATTCCATTCGCATCACTTCAATTTGGACAAAAGAAAACAGACGTAAGAAAAAGAGGAGTTGGTTTGAAATTAACTGATGAATTGATTACTCAAAGTACTGTTGATATGATGGCTACTTTTATCGCACAAGTTGGCGTTGATATGGGATTAGCTTTGGATTCTTTAGCGATGTTTACTCTTATTAATG